CTGAGTTCGAGACGTTCTATACCAAGAACATCCTATTGAATGAAGGTCTACGTGCCTGGATGGCACCAGTGGATCAACCACATGAAAACTTTGTATTTCCTGAAGAAGTATTGCCAAGAGGCAACGCTCTGTGATATACTGGAGGTCGGAAACGACCTCTTTTTTTATGGAAATTAAAGCGTTTACAACACGAGGGTGTAAGTATTGTGGACACCTCAAGGAACTTTTTGACAGGGCGGATGTAACATACGAAGAGGTGGTTGTTAGTGAGAGGGAAACTGATTACAATATGGAAGTGTTTAAACAACAGTATCCAGAAGTAATTGGTTTCCCTCATGTAATCATTGATGGGGAATCTGTTGGTGGTTTAGTTGAAGTAGCAAAACTATTTCTTGAAAAAGGTTTAGTATCTGCTAAGAAGAAATGAATGTAGAAATCTATGGACTAGATGACTGCAAATATTGTCAGTTAATCTGTCATGCTTTGAAGAAAGCGAATCTATCATGGACATCTAATAGCATGAACATCCAAGAGTTTCAAAAACTATACCCTGGAATGGAGTATCCATCGGTTATTATTGATGGAGAATGTATTGGTGGAGCTCCTGCTTTAGTCAAGTACCTCACTGAAAAAAATTTACTATAAAAAATGAAAGATTTTAAAATAAATAGAGGCATAGAGCTCATGCTTAGGGGGGCGAAAAAGAAGGAAGCAGAAGAGGAACCTGCTCCTAAAGGAAAAGGTTTCGCTATCACCAAGTTTTTTACCCTCCTAAAGAGAAGAGTCTACTTCAACTTGGAACTGTGGTGGGACACGAAAGAAAATTAGTTCAGGAGTTGAACCATGGCACAAGCAACAGTCCTATATTTTTCAGCAACCGTTTCGTTTATTTTTCTCTGCGTCGGTGTGATTGCTGGATGGACAGCGAATGAAAAACTCCATGAGTTTATGTATGGCAAAGCACAGGAGGAAAACATTCATCCAGAGATGCTAGATGGAGACGGTCAATGGATCAACGAAGAACTATTATCAGTTCGTTTCGTTGACGAAGATGACGACGATTACGACGACTAAATACACTTACGACATCATTTAGGTTATGCAATTATTACTCAATGAAGTGCTGCAAAAAGTAAGCAACGCTAAGACAAAAGCACAAAAAGTCAAACTGCTACAGGAACATAATACTCCAGCACTCAGGCAGATCCTGATTGCAAACTTTGATGAGAGTATTATTTCAATGCTTCCTGAAGGTGATGTTCCTTACACCAAGAACGAAGCACCTGAAGAGACGGAGCATACGAAACTACTACATGAGTATCGTAAGCTCTATCTCTTCTTCAAAGGTGGTGCTAACATCTCTCAGACCCGCCGTGAAACCCTCTTCATTCAACTGCTAGAGGGTCTCCATCAGGGCGAAGCAGAGGTGCTGTGTCTGGTGAAGGACAAGGCACTTGGAAAGCGTTGGAAGATCACCAAGCAGTGTGTGGAGGAAGCCTTCCCACAGATCAAGTGGGGTGGTCGCTCTTGAATATAATCCATCATAATTGTGATCCAGAGTTAGCAAACGATAGGTCTTTACCTCATACTGCTTATCTTGTAGAGTATGATGATGGAAACAAAGTGTGTTATGACATTGCGGTATCATCCAAACGAGTAGAAATTTTTGATTACTACTGGGATAAATATCGCAATGTGATTAGTTTGAAACAATCAGAGGGAAGAACTAATCCTAAACTTTGGCAAGACCCACGAAAGAAAAAGAAATGAGCGGAAGCAAAATAGGTAACTGGTGTATTTTCTATCGCAAGTTATCAGAACCAACTGTATGGCATACCATGAAGCTTTGGAGAAGCGATGGTGTGCTTGTGTCCGCTAAAACTTATGAAGATGTTTATAAGTTTGGTAGATATAAAGAAGCGTTTGATTTTGCTAAAGATTTAATTACAGAAGAACCATCTCCTAAGTATGATGCTGTAGTAAAACGTGTTTGCCGTAGACGTGGGGATGGGTTCTACCTGTCAGGAAACTAAACAGTATCAACTGATACAGTTGTCATCGTATAGATAGTATGGTATAATAACCATACGTTCATCCTCCTCCCAGAGGAGGACGCAAGTAAGTCGCGGAACGGAGCGTTCATCCTATGCTTTCATTAGCACTCATCTTTTTTAGTCATGTCCCAGTGGAGAATTATCTTCGCTGTGAAGACTATGAATGGTTGAAGCAAGGATTGGAAGAGACAACTCTTTTCACTCCCTTTGAGAAATCTGATCTTCTCATCCACTGGATGAATCATACAGATCCTCATTGTTTTGAAGCACAGGACGCAAACGACTGAAGGAACGGGGATTAATCACCCTACTCTTTCAGGAGAACCTACAATGAACACCCTAACTCTCATCAAGAAGCAGATCCAAAAGGCTAACGCACTTCACGATGCACAAATTGCTATGACATCCTATCGTGGTGTCAAGTATGAGTGCAAGCAAGGTGCAGAAGAAATTCATGGCACTTTCTGCTATCGCGGTCACACTTATAACAAGTGATATGGAGAACTATCGATATCATTCAGAAGATATGGATAGTGATAGCAGACCACCCAGTTGTTATCAACTCAAATATAGAGGAGTAACATACTGGTCCTGCTATCGAATACACTTGCGTGAATACTTTGATCAACTCTTAGAAGTTGAACCAACTTATAACAGGAGGGGTTGATACCCCTCTTTTTTTATGCTATAATATGCACACATGTTAGAATAAATACATGGACAAAGAGAAACTAAAACTCATCGTCAAAAATCTCAAGTCTCTGGTGGATGCATTAGAGAGCGAGGTTTATTCTGACACCGATGCTTACAAGATACAATTGCAGCAAGGTGGTCCTCATTTTGGATTCAAATATGAAGACGGAGACGACGATGGATATCCAGACTGATTGGAGATACAGTGAGGAGCGTATGGCTCTTCGCGCAGAAGTATTTCTACACTTGAAAAAGTATTTCAAGCTCAAAACTACCAAGCACCTGTATGAGTTCTGCCATGACTGGGTAAGTCAAGGCAATCCAACCATCGAAGGATGTGAAAAAGCATTCCAACAATACTTACAGGAGGTAAATCTTTAATGAGATACAAGGATACAATCAAAGCAGCAAAGAAAGCGATCAAGCTTGCGGAAAAGAACCCGATGCTGTATACTGATGAAGAGATCTGGTACATGAAGAAAGCACTCTTCACTGCCAAGAAAGATCTCGCAGCAAAACGTGAACGATTGAGTAAAGGATTTAAGAATGAAGCAACAACATGGGTCAGTGCGCCTGGTACAAGTGACTCCCGAAGCGGAGAAGACGATGGGGTACGTAGCGAGAGTGAGCAACCCCAACAATCAGGAGAATCCTAACGTCGCTGGTCTTCTGAAGTATTGCATCAAGCACAACCACTGGTCTGTGTTCGAGCAAGCATTCATGACTCTTGAGATTGAAACAAATCGTGGTATCGCAGCTCAAATTTTGCGTCACCGTTCGTTCACATTTCAAGAATTTTCCCAGCGGTATGCTGACAGTTCTATGCTAGCAGATGAGATCCCTCTGTTTGATCTTCGTCGTCAGGATACTAAGAACCGCCAGAATAGTATTGATGATGTTGATCCTTTTGTTCAACAAGAACTTGAGATCAGCATCAAGCGACACTTCCAGAGTGGTATGGACATCTACAAGCACATGCTAGAGATGGGTATTGCTAAGGAATGTGCTCGTTTTGTATTGCCTTTGGCAACTCCAACCCGTATTTACATGTCGGGATCTGTGCGTTCTTGGATGCACTATATAGATCTACGCAGCGCCCATGGAACCCAGAAGGAACACATGGACATCGCTGCTCAGTGTAAGGAAATCTTCGCTGAACAATTCCCTATTTGTGCCGAAGCATTGGAGTGGAACTGATGGCAACATACCCTGTAGTCAATACTAAAACTGGTGAACAGAAAGAGGTCGTGATTAGCGTTCATGACTGGGAGCAGTGGAAGACTGACAATCCAGACTGGACAAGAGACTGGAGTGATCCATCTACTTGTCCTTCCTCTGGTGATATTGGTGATCCTTGGGATAAGATGAGTAGATCTCACCCTGGGTTCCATGACATCATGAAGAACAAGATTGCCAAACATGCTTCAACTGTAGGAAACAAAACTATTACCGACAAATACCGTTAATCATATGCCAGTAAGAAAGAAGACACAGAAGGCACCTGGACAAGGCATGACTTCTAAACAACGTAAGCGTCGCAAGCCTATTGACGAGGCATACATGATCCCCGTTGAACCACTTACTGAAAATCAGAAGGTGATGTTTGATGAGTGGGACAAAGGTAAGATGATCTATGCCTATGGTGTAGCAGGAACTGGTAAGACATTTGTTGCTCTCTATAAGGCACTCAAGGATGTGCTCAATGAGTATAGTCCCTATGAGAAAGTCTATATCGTTCGCTCTCTAGTTGCTACGAGGGAGATTGGTTTCCTTCCTGGAGACCATGAAGATAAGTCTTCTCTCTATCAGATACCATACAAGAACATGGTTCAGTCCATGTTTGAGATGCCTGATGACAATAGTTTTGAGATGCTCTATGATAATCTCAAGGCACAGGAAACTATTTCGTTCTGGTCTACCAGTTTCATTCGTGGCACCACTCTTGATAATTGTATTGTTATCATTGACGAGTGTCAAAACCTGAACTTCCACGAACTGGATAGTATCATCACTCGTGTTGGACAGGACAGTAAGATCATCTTCTGTGGTGATGCTGCTCAGACTGACCTCCAAAAGATCTCTGAGCGTTCAGGTATCCTGGACTTCCAACGTATCCTACAGAACATGGATGAGTTCTCGCTAATTGAATTTGGTATTGAGGACATCGTTCGTTCTGGTCTTGTCAAGTCTTATATCATCAACAAAATCAATCTGGGTCTATGAAGTTGTTTAATCATGTGGGACTAGATCCTATTGAAATGTCTGCTGAGATGGTGGATGGCAAACGAGTTTACCTCACACCTACAGGAGATAAGTTTCCATCTGTCACCACTGTGATTAGCAACAACAAAGAGAAGGTAGCGGGCATCGCCAGGTGGCGAGCTCGCATTGGTGAGGAGAAAGCAAACAACATCTCCAAACGATCTACTAATAGAGGAACAAAGTATCACTCCATTGTTGAGGATTACTTTAATAACAATCTTGATCTGAAAAAGTATAGTAAGTTCCCGCTTCCTGTCCTAATGTTCCAGCATTCTAGGGATATTTTGGACCGCATAAATAATATTTACTTACAGGAAGCGGCGCTCTACTCTAAACATTTAGAGATTGCTGGGCGTGTAGATTGTATCGCTGAGTTCGACGGCGTGTTGTCTATCATTGACTTTAAGACAGCAGCAGAACCCAAGCGTGAGAAATATCTTTACGATTACTTCGTTCAAGAAACCGCATACGCTTGTATGCTTCAAGAACTCTACGGGTTGTCAGTGAAACAACTCGTGACAATCGTTGCTTGTGAAAACGGAGAGACTCAAGTCAAGGTGCTTCCACCTAAGAAAGAATTCTTTATGAAACTAATGAGTTACATCGACGAATACCAGGAACGATATGGAGAAAAAGCAACTATTAGAGGATAAATTTATGACCGCTGCGAGATTCTCGCAGGAAGTGGAGAAGATTGCACTACACAATCCAGACATGAATTATATTGATTCGGTTATCCACTACTGTGAATTGAATGAAATTGAGATAGATAGTGTATCAAAGTTGATCAGCAAACCTTTGAAGGAGAAACTCCGTTATGAGGCACAGCAACTCAACTTCATGAAGAAAACTAGCAGAGCAAAACTTATGCTGGTATGAATGTATTAACAATTGATTTAGATTATATCTCAACTAACTACGCCAAGTTAGTTGATAATAATTTTTATAATAACTTTGCTGATAAAAGATGGGGAGAGTTTTATAACAACACCTATTACAAAGAAGAACATTTCAATGTCAGTATTGACAACTGGATGTTTATCTTAGATGTTTTTACAAAAGCATTGTCAAAATGTCAGAATGTATCCTTTGGTTTTGAACATGATAGTATCCTCTTTGATCTGCATCATGTAGATGAAGAGATTAGTATCTTGAATATTGATCAGCATCATGACATTTGTTATCTCGATGAACAATATAAAGAAGTCATTGAGTATGATATTGTTTCTCAAGCTGATTGGGTCTTGTGGTTAGTAAAGAATAAAAAACTTTCCAGTTATATCTGGGTAGGAAATGAAAACTCAACACCTCTTGACCCATCAGTAGTCCAACTTGATTGGAACTACCAATCTATCTCAAAAGAAAACTTAGAGATAGGTGATTATAATTTTGACTACATCTTTGTATGTGGTTCTCCACAATACCTTGCTCCACATCATTGGTATCACTTTGATATCATGAAAATGATCTATGAAAATGTAACAGGTAAAACTGCTGTGGTTCATAGAAATAAATTTGGTTATGATTTAAGTAAACATTACAAGTACAAAGGTAGATCACTATGAGTTTCTTCCAGTCAGATATTATTCGTGGAGACATCCAAGAGATGATGGATCTCCAGCAGTTCTGCTTTAGATCTGCCATGAACTTTGTTCTTCTCGATGACGAGAGGAAGATGGAATACTTTGAGAAACTTGAACTGTTGATTGAGAAGCAGAAGACTTTCTACTTCCGTATTAAGTTGAGTGACGATCCTGAAGCAGTCTCTGTCCTAGAGACCATGAA